TACTGGCGCAAAAACCCCGCCAACGTTAAAGGCACGGCCATTGTTAAGCCGGGCCAGTACCCACAACTTTGGGCGCTGGGCAAACACCAAGGCCGGTATAGCGCGTTGGTGCAAGCGGCAAAGGTGACGGTATACCGCGATAACGACGGTGACGCCAAACTTAATTTTGGCCACACCGAAACCGGCCTGTTTGGCATTAACTGCCACAAGGCCGGTAAGCAATCGCGCTGGGTAGATAAATGGTCGGCCGGTTGCCAAGTGCTGGCCAGTGAGTGTGATTTTAATTTGCTGATGGCTCTGTGTGAAAAATCGGCGCAAACGTGGGGTAAGCGCTTTACCTACACACTGCTAAACGAGGATGACCTGTGAAAATAAAGCTATTACCGCTGGCCACATTGGTCAGCATAGCCGCCGCAGTCAGTATCACCGGCTGCGGATCGGTAAACATGCTGCGCAATGGCGATAACGCCGACTTTGCCGTGGTATCGGAGGGCGAAGCCGGTGGTGCTTACGCCGTGTTTGCGGGCGAAGGTAGCGCCTGCAAGGTCACCGAGTTTGGTGATTTATCCCGCTGGGAGGTGACCTACAAAGGCAAAAGCTGCGAGGCCACGCTTAACGGCGGCGCTGTAACACGCACAACCGCAAGCCAGGTACAAAGCACCCCCGATGACTAAGCCGCGCCCACCGCACCACAAAGATCTGGCTGACCTGTGCGCTGAGGCCTACAACAGCCACACGTTTGCGGTGCGGCAGCTAGAGGGCTTGCACAAGGTGATGGACATTAAGGTGGACGAATGGAGCCGGGCACAGGTGGTGGCACTGCGCGGCACCGAGCCGCTGTTAAAAGGCGGCTGGGCTGATGTTGTACGAGATTTAATGGTGTACCCAAAACACATACCCGATGTGGGTGTTGGGCACGCGGGTTTTATTACCGGCGGTGCCCATGTGTTTGAAACCGTTGTGCCGTTTTTATCGCTGCACAAACCGATTATTTGCACAGGCCACAGTTTGGGCGCAGCGGTGGCGCAGGTGTTAGCGCTGCTGCTTAAGCAAAGTGGTTTACCCGTGATCGAGTACGTGGGTTTTGGTCGCCCACGGGTATTGGCAGGCCAGCGTGATTGGGGCGATGTGAAGATGACCCACTACCGTCACAGCGCCGATATAGTGCCTTTGTTGTTGCCGCCTGGGTTGTTGTACCGCCACCCAGTAAAAGCCAGTGTGATTGGCAAACGCCGTTTTTGGCCGAGCTTTAAGCACCACGATATTACTCACTATTGCCGCGAGGTGTAGCCGTGCTGGAATCTTTAAACGGCACCGAGATGATGGCGCTTAGCTGCGTGTTGATAACGGTGTTGTGGCAATTGTTTTTATCGATGTTTGTATTTTCATTTAGACGGGTGCTGCGCGAGCACGACGAGCTAAAAAAATCACACGTCGAGTTTCAACTGGTGGTGGTACGCGATTACGCCACCAAACACGAGCTGAACGATTCAGTGGTGCGAATAGAGCATAAGCTCGATCAACTTTTTAACGATGTACACAGAGGACATTAAGCATGGCTAAAGCAACCGGTGATAAAACCATTACGCTGGCGGTAAACGATGTTGACTTTACGTTTAACGTAACCCGTAAGGCGTATAACGATTATCAAAACTCGCTGTTTAACAGTAAAAACAAGGTGGGTGGTGCTAATAACTTTTTAGTGGACAGCGTTGATGAAGCCCAGCGCGCTGATCTGATCGAGTTTATTGCCAGCACACCTGGCTGCGAGCTGGAGCTGCTGGGCGCGTTGGTTGAAGAGTACGCTCCCGACTTGGCGCTTAGCGTAAAAAAGTTAAAGCCCTAGCCGACGCGATGGCGGCCAACGAGTACAGCCATTTTTTAGCGTTGGCCGATAAGCATTTGCCGGGGCAGGGCTACAGCGAAACTACCCTGGCAACCGCGCTGCACCTAGAGCGCCACTATTGGGAAACCCACGAAGTCTCGACCGCTAACGCCATTTGTTTAGCGTTTAAAGACAGTTAAGCAACCCACAGCACACCCGAGGGGCCAATGGCTACACGACACGAAAAGCTAATGTACACCGTTAGCCTGTTGGACAGGGTGAGCGGGCCGTCTAAAAAAATTAGCCAGCACCTAGACCGAATGACGCAACGGTTTAACACGGGCATTACCCGTATCGCCAAAGGCGCGGCCGGATTGTTTTCTGTGGGGTTTGCGCTTAAAGGTATTTTAGCCCCCGCAGTAGAAATGGACCGCGCATTAAATGGCTTACGCAGTTTGGGCGTGGGTGATACGGGGCTTAAAAAGCTGGAGCAACAAGCGCTGGATTTTACATCCACCTACGGCGGCGTGGCGGCAGACGTTGTCAATAGCTCCTACGATATTCAAAGCGCCATTGGCGGGCTAAGCGATAACGAGCTGGCGCGCTTTATGAGCCAAGGTGCGTTGCTGGCAAAGGCCACCAAAGCCAACTCCAACATTATTACCGATTACATGGGCACCATGTACGGGGTGTTTAAAACCCAAGCCGATGCCATGGGCAAAAGCCAGTGGGTAGACGAGCTAACCAACATGACCGCCGCTGGGGTAGAGCGCTTTAAAACCACGGGCGACAAAATGGCATCGGCGTTTAGCCGTTTAGGCTCTAACGCTACCGCGCGCGGTGTTGGCATGGCCGAGCAAATGGCGGTGATGGGCACCTTGCAGGCGACCATGGGCGGCGGTGAATCGGCCACCAAATATCAAGCGTTTTTATCTAAGGTAGGGGTGGCACAAGAGGCGCTTGGCATGCAGTTTAGCGACAGCCATGGGCGCATGTTGCCGGTGGTGGATATTTTAACCAAGTTAAAAGCGCGCTTTGGTGATATGGACAAAACCGCGGATATGGATCTGTTGGCAAAAGCCTTTGGCGGCAAAGAGGGGGCATCGTTTATTGCCGCTCTGGCAAAAGATATCCCGGGTTTAGCCAACAGTATTGAGGTGCTTAATGTGGCCTCGAGCACCGATAAGGCCACCCAAATGGCCCAGGCGCAGATAGACCCGTGGGAGCAGCTAGGCGCGGTGGTCAGAAACACCCGCACAGCCTTTGCGCGATTGTTACAGCCGGTGCTAAACCCGCTGGTCAATAAATTTACCCAGCATTTAGAGCAACTGCGAAAAGCCATGGACCGTTACCCCAACATTACAAAACTGGTGGGCAAGCTAACACTGGGTGTATTTGCGCTAGTGGCGGGCTTGTCGACGCTGGCGCTAATTATGGGTATTGGCAAGTTTGCCATGATTGGGCTGACAGGCGTTTTGGTAACAGCGCGAGTGGCTATGTGGTTGTTTAACCTAGCCATGCTAGGTAACCCGATAACGTGGATCGTGCTAGCGGTGGGTTTATTAATTATTGGTATTGTTAACCTCGTTTATAAGTTTGGATCGCTTAAAAAAGCGTGGCAAGCCTCGGTTGAATGGCTAAGCAATAACAAGTGGGCTGGTAATTTTTTTGAGTTAATCAATAAAGGAATTGAAAATCTAAAGCGTGGCTGGAGCAGCTTTTGGAATTTATTGAAGTTATTAAACCCTGCAAAGCTTATTGGCAAAGCCTTTGATTGGATTGTGCAAAAGTGGAACGCATTACCTTTTGTAAACAAGGTAGAGATTGGCGATATGACACTGGGCGGGATAGGTGAGGCTAGCAGTAACAGCGCCGTGGTTAACAGCCGTGTACCCACTGGCGGCCTGATGCAGGACATTATCAACAGTGATAACCGCCGCAGCAATTACGTTGAAAAACTAGAGGTTAACACCACGCAAAAAGTGGACGGGTGGTGGCTTGATAACCAACTGGCAACGGTAGGAGGTTAAGCGTGGATTACGTGGACCTGCTAATTACCGACGATGATTTAACCCTTGGCACTGGGGCCGAGCCCGAGCTGTTGGGTGATCGCGCCAGCATTGCCCAAGACGTTAAACATTTAGTGCGCGAGTCGGGTTATTTGGTGGTGATGTTGGCCGAGCGCGACGCCGATAAAGTGGCGGTAAACATGCGCCGCATAGAAACACTGGTAGAAAACGATTTGCGCATAAAGCCCGGCACGGCCCGTGTGCGCCGCGCCGATGCGGATACGATTTACATAACGGCGAACACCGTTAAATTTGGCCCGATAGAGGTGTACCTGTGAGCAGCCACAAGCACAAGCGCGACTTTGAACACATGCTGGCCGACAGCGGCATGCCGGTTACCGAGCAAGAGGCCAAAGATCACTGGGAGCAAAAGCTGGCGGACTCTGGCAGTACGATCAGCAACGCCAGCTCTGTATCGCCATTTTGGCGGTTGATATCGGCCATTGTGACCCAGCCACTGTTGTGGCTGGTGCACAGCATTGTTAACACTTGGTTGCCCAACTCGTTTGTTAAAACCGCCAAGGGCCCAGCGTTGGATATTTTAGCCTGGGCGGTGCGCATCGAGCGCCAAGCGGCGCAACCGGCCAAGGGTCAGATTAAGTTTAGCCGCGCCAATGCCAGTGCGCTGCAAACCATACCAGCGGGTACGGTTATAGAGACCTCGCCCATTGGCGGTGTTGTTTACCGTGTGGCAACCACGCAAGCGGCCACGCTAAACATTGGGCAAACTGCGCTGTACGTTAATGTGCAGGCCGCCGGTGACGGCGCGGCCTATAACCTGCCAGGTGGCTATTACGCCATTTTACCCAGCCCTTTGGGTGGCGGTGTAACGGCGGTTAATACCGGCGCTTGGTTAACCTCACCGGGCACGGATAAAGAAACCGATGACGACTTACGCGAACGGGTGCGCAATCGCTTTGCAGCGGTCAACCAGTGGCACGTTGATGCCACGTATATTGCCATGGTGTCAGAGTTTGCCGGTGTGCATATCCGAAATATATTTATCGAGAAAGACGCGCCCCGCGGCCCAGGCACGGCCAATATTTATATTTTGCTGGATACCGGCGAGCCGTCCCCGAGTTTTTTAAACAGTATTCAAAACTACATTATGCACGGTGGTAACCATGGCCATGGTGATGACATTAGGCTAATGGCCATGCCTAAGCAGTATTTGCATTTGGTGTTGGATGTTTGGCCGCAGCCAACCTTAAGCGCAGCTGAGAAGGTACAACTAAAAACCGATATGGAGCAGATGATTAGAGCGGCCTTTAGAGAAAACACCAACTACACGGTCACCACTACGCAGCCCAATAGCCGCTTTTCGATGTCGCGTTTAGGGCAAGAGCTGCACGATCAGTTTCCTGGCATTTTGGATATGGACTTTGCCACAGACCGGCTGGTAAACGGGTGGTTTGTGTACCGCTTGTCTCACTTACAGGTGCGCTTTAATGATTAAAATACAACTGCCCGTTTGGCTGCAAAAAGGTCAGGTGGTAACGCTTAAGCAGGCGGCCGAACAGTGGTGGAACGATTTATTAAGCTTTACCGCGTGGCCCGCCCAGCAAAAGGATGTAGAGCAATGCCACGATTTGGCACTTGCACCGCTGGGCTGGGAGCGCAACCTAAACCGCTACAGCGAAGAAACCCTAGACCAATACCGGGCGCGGGTACGACACGCCTTTGCCAACGCGGTAGACGCGGGCAGCACCACGGGGTTTAAGCAAATTATTGCCCGCTTGGGTGTGGGCGTGGTGGATATTAAAGAGCGCATGGCAGGGCAAGATTGGGACGTGGTGGCGGTGGTGGTTACCAGCGAGCAAGAGCAAGAGTTTGGCCAGTTAATGCGGGTGATTATTCGTGATTACGGCCGCACCTGCCGGCGCTACCGTTTGCACACAGACCACGTGGCGCCGGTAACGGTGCAGGCGGCTGATATAAGCCACAACGTTATGTTGTTAGAAGCCAGTATTTAAGAGGGTACACAATGCAAGCAATTACGCTTATTGGGGAGTCGTTAATCGCGCAGGCCCAAGCCAACAGCAGCTCATTAAACCTTGACCGCTTTGTGTTGGCGTACATACCGGGGTTAGATCACACGCAAACGGTAGACCGCTCGCAAGGGTTGCCCGCCGCCGGGCATATTGTGCACCAAGCGCCGATTCATGCCGCCGGTTACATCGTGCATAACAAGGTGGTGTATAGCTTGGTGCTGGACACCAGTGTGGGCGATTTTGAGTTTAACTGGCTGGGCTTGGTTGATTCGGACGATCAGGTGTTTTTTGTATCTGAATTGTTTCCGGTGTCAAAAACAAAAACCGTGGGTAACACACAGGGCGATAGCTTAACCCGTAACGTTATTTTGCAGTTTGACGATGCGCAAAATACCAGTGGCATTACCGTGCCGGCCGAGGCATGGCAAACGGATTTTAGCCAAACGTTTCAGCGTGTGTGGAAGTGGGCACCGGATGGTTACACAGCGGTAAATTGTGATCATTTGATTCCCGATAACTTAACCGGGCCGATGGAGATTAAATTGCCGCCGCAC